AGGTATTTTAAACGTGGCAAAACCTAATGAATTACTGATAACACTTTCCTTAGTGTCACCCTCCCACAAACAAGGTGGAACTTGACAGTCGGATGTAATCCTTATATTATTATACATACCAAACTTTAAAATCCGTGTGACTTCCTCACCCATCTCTTTATTATTGATAAGGTATGTTCCTGTTAAATCTAACCCTAATCGAAAGGCGTTGACTTTACCATTTAATTCATTATACAACCACTTAATGTAATTAAACATTTTTCTTTCTCTCCAATCTGATGATAGTGTGATTGCAATATACATTCTTGGGTTTTCTTCAAAACCCCACGTGTCCGCATATGAAGAATAAAGTGAAAGGTAATTTTTTCTGAATAGGTTCATCCTATTCTTCTCATCCAACTCAGCCCCATTTGGTAGAATCCATCTAATGTGTCTAATGTTGGATTTAATGTAGTCTAATGTTTTTTGACCAAAGAGTAGATTACTTACAAGATTTATTTTATATCCTCTAGATATGATGTAGTCTACAATACCAGTAAAGTTCGAATGTTGTGTTGGTTCTCCACCAAGTATGGTTATTTCGTCTTGTGCGGATTCAACGTCAAAGTGGTCTAATAATTCACCAACTTTTCTTATTGACATTTCTCCAAGAGTATGTCTTAATCTTGCATCTTCTTTAGTAAAACAGAATGAACAACCTTTAGCACATGTACCATTTATTGCTAAATTCATTTAAATTTTTTTAGAAATCCATCTTCAATGTAAGTGGGGTCGTCTCAACATTCTCATCTTCTTTTTGTTGTTTACTCATAGCCACACCAAATTTCTCATGTTTAAGTCTGTGACAATCAGCGAGAGTAACACAATCTTTTACTCTCTGTTCAATCAATTGTTGTTCTAAAAGTAAATTTGCTAACTTAGTATTGTACTCAGTAACATTTGTGATAATTTTATTTACGAAGACTTGTTTATCAATATTTCTCCCCGTTGAAAGAATATCTATTACCGGTGTTGGATATGTGTTGTCCGAATTATATGCGAAGGCTTCTCTTTTTTGCTCTTCCCAAGTAGATTTTTCAAGTTTTGAAACGTCAACCATTAAGTCCTTATGTCTTTCAGAAAATCTATCAGAAATTAGTTTAAGGAGAACCGCTTTATTAAACTCAACCCCCTTAGATCTATCATCCTCGGTAAGTGTGTATCTAATCTTCTCAGATTCAGTTTCAGATGAATTTGCAAGGATTGGGATCTCATCCATCATAGATGATTCTGTTCGAACACTTACATAGTCAAGGTAGATATCGGCAAAAATAAAACCTTGACCGACCTCTTCGGGTATGATGACCGCATTTAATTCATTTAATTGTAATCTCATATCATCATATATGTCATCTATTCTACCATAGTAGTAATTCATATATGAACCTATGACTCTTATGTAACCAGGGACCTCTCCCCTCATTTTAAAAATAATGTGTTTCATTATAATAATTTTTCAGTATCAGGTTTATCTGCCTCCCCAAGTTTCAACTGATTTCTTAATGACTCCTCAATAGAAAAATTATCTACACTTGCGTTCGACATTAATTGATTAATGTTTTTATCTATAAATACTGTGTAAGATGAAGCAAGTGATAAAACTTGTTTTTGTTGGTCGGGGGACATCATTAAAATAGAATCTAAGTTACCAGTACCGATACGACCATATGAAACCATATCTAACATTGCCTGTTTCGCCATTCGAACAGTCCAATACTCATGTTCATATTTGTGTTCCAACTCCTTATTACCCACAACATCAATTAAATTACCACCATCAGGTAATTTAGCATCATCAGTATCCAAAAATTCTTTAATCAAATCAATAAAACCTTGTCTTTCGATGTGAGCATCTTTTAGATTTCGTTGGAATTTTCTTAGGTCGATTTTCATATCGGCAACTGTTAAGTCAACCAATTCTTTTCTTTTTGGATCTGTTATAAACTCTTTACTTTCTTCCTGAATCTGTATTTCTAATTCTTGTTTTCTTACGGTGTATTCTAAGTGTTCTACAATATCTTCTCTACCCCTTAATTCGAGTAACCACTGTTTAAGTTTTGCGTATGGGGTGATTTGTGCACCTCCAACAAAATTTTCCGCTTTATACTTAGGTAGGGCGAAAGATACTTCCTCCGCAATATCAAGTAATTTCTTACTCATTTCATCTTTTAAACCACCTTCTTTGTTATAGTTATAACCTTCTGACATATTTCTATATTTTTATCTATAATATACAAAAAAAATATCACTATATAAAGTGATATTCTATATTACCAAATAAATAGTTTTATTATTCTCTCCACCCACAATGACCTGATGATGTACCAGCATTAACTGCCGGAGGTAATCCCGCAGGATTTAATATACCCGTGTCTGTGGTATAATATAATTTCCAACTATCATTGTTCTGAGCACTATCCGCATATACCCCTAACATATATTGATGGTCTTGACCCATAGTAAAATTCTCTTCACCACAATTTGACCTAATCTTCGCTATATTACCCACATTAGTATCTGTCGTTAAATCCCACCTTCTTAAATTATAACCACCTTGATAGGACCCTTCATTACCTGCATACCCCTTAGAAACTTTAGATGATATACCTTTTTGTTGTCCGTGTGCCGCCCACGCAGTTGATGAGGTTGATATTGTTTCGTTAGTAAAGTTCATTTTTCTGTTACCTCCATCTGAATGTATGTACCCATGGTTTTCATCTGAAAAGGCACTCACTCCACCACCACTACTCATTGCAGTCACTCCGTAATTTAAAATTCTACTTTCATTACTTAGATTAAATTTATCAACTTCGGTTCTATTACCCGCAAATATCCACGCAAATTCGTGTTCTTTATGGACTGTACCACAATCCGATCTTGTATATTGTATATCATGTTGTGATTGATGAGCATAATTAGTGTCTGTAAACATGTTTATTGATGAAGTAGTTGTACTATGTATACTTGTTGGACCTTTGTGTGCATTGTCAGTGTTTACCGACCACATAAAGAATATCCTTAAGTTACAAGCACCTGAAGTATAGTTTGCAGGGTAATCTAATAGTTCACCTATGTGTGTTGTTTGATCCGTTGAATTAGTCGATTTGTGTACGTTCTTCCATGGTGAGGATGATTTATACCCACCCGCCAAGTATGAGTAATTAATTATCTGTCTAAATTTGAAATTAGTAGCGGTACGTTCTTGTGCTGCAACTCTCTCCCAACCCCCATCAATATTACTTACACCTGTATATACCATCAAATAACTTGTGTGTTCTGAAGACTCTTCTAAATAAAGTGAACCAGATAATGGATTTACTGGTCTATTTGCAGAGGTTCCTTTAGGAGGTCGAGCCGTAACCCTATCCACCTTCAATGAACCACTAACAGACATATTTTCGTATATCATAACTTACTTTTTAATCTCTCCACCCACAATGTCCTGATGATGTACCAGCATTTACACCTGGTGACAATCCTGAGGGGTTAAGTACCCCAGTATCAGTTGAATATGTGAATTTCCAACTATTATTATTTTGTACCCCATTATAATTACCTAACATGTATTGCCAATCTTGTCCCATAGTAAAATTCTCTTCACCACAGTTAGCATCAGGTTTTACAACATTACCAATATTAGTGTCAGTTTGATTACTCCATCTTCTTAGATTGTAACCACCTGAGTAACTACCTTCATTTCCACCATATCCCTTACCAACTTTTGAACTAATACCTTTTTGTTGTGAATGATTTGCCCAATGTGGTGATGTGTTGAATGTTTCTGTTGCGAAATTCATTTTAACACCCGAACTCGATGTCCATCCATAACCATAATGTTCATCCGAAAATGCAGAACCACCATCAGACCCATTTATAGTCGATAATGTATAAGTAGTTATTAAAGTTTCATTTGTCAAGTCAAATATTTCAACCGTAGCTGAACCACCACTGAACAGATATGCGTAATCATGTTCCTTGAACATGGTACCTAAATCACTTCTTGCAATTGTTATATCAAAACTTGATTGGTGAGCATAATTTGTATCATTAAACATATTAATTGCTGATGTGTATGTTCCGTGGACATTTGAAGCACTTTTCCATGCACCGTCTGAATTTACCGACCACACAAAAAATATAAATCTACTACAAGCACCTGATGTATATGATGCGGGATAATCTAATAACTCACCAATATGGGTTGTTTGATCTGTGGCGTTTACTGTTTTGTGGGCATTCTTCCATGGTGAGGAT